ACCGTAAAAAGGACTTAAATGGCGACTTCAGGGACAACTAGTTTTAACCTAAATATTGATGAAGTAATTGACGAGGGTTACGAAAGATGTGGTTTATCCACAAATTCAGGTTATGATCTTAGGTCAGCAAGAAGAAGTTTAGATTTACTTTTTGCAGAATGGGGTAACAGAGGTATACATCTTTGGAAGGTAGCTCTTCATGAAGCCTCTCTAGTTAGTGGTCAAGCAGAATATTCTGTTGCAGCTGATGTTAATGATGTCTTAGAAGCTTTTGTATCCTCGACTGCAGCAGGCGCGAATACTATTAACACTCAAGATGTATCTTTAACTAAAATAGATAGATCAGCTTATGCAGCTTTACCAAATAAATTAGCTCTTGGACAACCTTCACAATATTATGTTGAGAGATTAACAACACCTAAAATTTACTTATACCAAGCACCTGATTTAAACACTTACACAACATTAAAATATTACGTTATAAAAAGAATTGAAGATGCTGGTGCTTATACAAATGATGCTGATGTTGCTTATAGATTTTTGCCGTGCATGTGTGCGGGCTTAGCATATTATCTATCTATGAAAAAAGCACCACAATTATTACAACAAAATAAATTAGTTTATGAGGATGAATTGAAAAGAGCGTTAGATGAAGATGGTCAAAGAACATCTACATACATCACTCCACAATCTTTTTATCCAGGAGTTTAATTATGGCAAAGTGGGCTACAGGAAAAAAATCACAATCAATATCGGACAGGTCAGGAATGGCTTTTCCATATACTGAAATGGTGAAGGAATGGAATGGTTCTTTAGTTCATTATTCTGAATTTGAACCAAAACATCCTCAAATTAGAAGAAAATATAATGTGGCTGATGCTATAGCTTTACAAAATTCAAGAAATATGAAGTTTCAACAACCAACTCAAGAATTTACAAATGACCAAACAATTTCTGATTCTGGTGGAACGATGGTTGGAATTGCTAATTTAACTCTACCAGGTGATTTTGCTTTTAAAACACAAGATTTTACAATAATTAGAAATGGTGTAAGTTCTATTTTACATAGTATGATACCTGAGAATCCTTCAGAACAAAACAGAAGAAGACAATTAGATGCATTAGCTGGTCAAGTGGAGGTTAGTATTACATAATGGCTGTTACACACGCAAATTTTTTAACACAAGTAAGAAATTATACTGAAGTAGATAGCAATGTTTTAACTGATGCTATTATTCAGGATTTTATAAGATCAGTTGAGTTAGATATTGCAGGTAAAGTTGATTATGATGATTTAAGAAAATACGCTACCTCTAACTTTACAGCTAGTAACAGATACGTATCTATACCATCAGATTCTTTAATATTAAGATCAGTTCAAGTTATTGATGGCTCTGGTAATAGAACTTTTTTAGAAAAAAGAGAAACAAGTTTTATATCAGAATTCAATGGGACAGGAGCAACAGGTACTCCAAAATTTTATGCAAACTGGGATGATTTCAATATATTAGTTGCCCCAATTCCTGCTTCAGCTTTGCAAGTACAAATAAATTACATAAAAGATCCACCAAATTTTACTTCTACTAATGAAACTTTTATAGCTAAATATCAAGAGTCTATGTTATTGCATGGTGTACTAACAGAAGCTTTTAGATTTTTAAAAGGTCCCTTGGATATGTACAACCTGTATGAAAAGAAGTATAATGAAGAAGTACAGAATTTTGCTCTTCAACAAATGGGGAGAAGAAGACGTGCGGAGTATGATGATGGAGTACCTAGAGTACAAATTCCCTCACCTCCTCCAAACACAAATTAATAAGGAGAATAATTATGGCAATAACAACAAACGCAATCTGTGATTCTTTTAAAAAAGAATTACTACAAGGAAGTCACGATTTTGATGCATCAACAGATACATATAAATTAGCGATGTACACAAGTTCAGCGACTTTAGGAAAATCAACAACGAACTATTCAACAAACCCAGGTGGTGGATCTAATACTGAAGTTACTTCATCTAACTATACTGCCGGTGGCTCAGCACTTGTTAACCAAGGTGTTAAAGTTTCATCAAGTATAGCTATCACTGATTTTGCTGATCTTAGTTTTCAAAATGTAACTCTTACTGCTAGAGGTGCTTTGATTTACAATACAACTACAAATGGTGGTTCAAACACTACTGATGCAGTATGTGTATTAGATTTTGGTGGAGACAAGACTGCAACATCTGGAACATTTACAATTCAGTTCCCTGCATTCACTACTTCTGCTGCGATTTTAAGAATAGCTTAATAAATAGGAGTTAAAATGGCTTTGGTAGTAAACGATAGAGTTAAGGAAACAACAACTACAACTGGTACAGGAACCGTAAATCTTGCGGGAGCGGTATCTGGTTTTGAATCGTTCGTTGCTGGTATTGGTAATTCTAATACAACATATTATGCTATCGTTAACAGTAATGGTGAGTTCGAAGTTGGTCTAGGAACTGTAACAGATGCAAGTCCAGATACACTTGCTAGAACTACAATTATATCATCATCTAATAGTGATTCTGCAGTAAACTTTAGTGCAGGGACAAAAAATGTTTTCTGTACTTTACCTGCTTCCAAAGCCGTTATAAAAGATGCTAACTCTGCAGTAACTATCGGTGACATGACATTATCTGGAAGCACAATAAGCGATGCTGCTGATTTTACAATTGATGTTGCTGGAGATATTAATTTAGATGCTGGTGGTGCTGATATTAATTTTATAGATGATGGTACAAAATTTGGTCATTTAAAACAAGCTTCTAATAACATGGAGTTTAAATCTGAAATATCAGACGCAGATATTAAATTTAAAGGTAATGATGGTGGAGCAACTATTACAGCTTTGAGTTTGGATATGTCAGATGCTGGTACAGCTACATTTAATCATGACATCATAATAGCAGATGCGGGTAAAATTGGTTCTGCTTCAGATACAGATGCAATAGCTATAGCATCAAATGGAGTTTTAACTATTAATGGTGCATACACTCTTCCAAATGCTGATGGATCAGCAAACCAAGTTTTAACAACTGACGGATCAGGTGCCGTTACTTTTGAAACTCCAACTACTGGAGACATTACAGGTGTTACAGCAGGTACAAATTTAACAGGCGGTGGAACATCAGGAGATGTTACTATCAATTTAGCTGACGCTTCTACGTCTGCTAAAGGTGCTGCTTCATTTAGCTCAGACAACTTTGCAGCTAGTTCTGGCGCAATAACAATCAAAGATTCAGGAGTAGCCACAGCAGAAATTCAAGACGATGCAGTGACTCAAGCTAAGATAGCAGATGATGCAGTAGGCGCAGATCAGCTTGCAGCAAATGCTGTAGTAACTGCTTCTATTGTAGATGCAAATGTTACGACAGCTAAAATAGCTGATTCTAATGTGACGCTTGCCAAAATGGCAGCGAACAGTGTCGACAGCAATCAATACGTTGACGGTTCAATAGACACAGCTCACATTGCAAATGATCAAATTACGAACGCTTTGATGGCGGACAATGCCATAGACACAGCCCAGATCGCGGACAATGCTGTCTCTTTAGCCAAAATGGCATCAGGTACAGATGGTAATATTATTTCATTCGATGCTTCAGGTAATCCTGTAGCAGTTGCTACTGGAAGTTCTGGACAAGTTTTAACTTCAGCGGGAGCTGGAGCAGTACCATCTTTTCAAACACCTACAGTTGGAGATATAACTTCTGTTGTAGCAGGAACTGGTTTGACTGGTGGTGGAACATCAGGTGATGTAACTTTAAACGTTGCAGCAGGAAATTTAATTGACGTTCAAGCAGATCAAATTGATGTAGATTTATCAGAATTGACAACATCAACATCAAATGGAGATGGAGATTTTTTTGTTGTAGTTGATTCTTCTAATGCTCAAAAAAAATTAACTAAAGGAAATATTAATAACTCAGGTTTTAATAATGACGCTGGATATACTACAAACACTGGTGATATTACTTCTGTTGTAGCAGGATCAGGTTTAACTGGAGGAGCAACTAGTGGAGCTGCTACTTTAAATATTGGTGCAGGAACAGGTATTGATGTTGCAGCAGATGCAATCTCAGTTGATGTATCAGACTTCATGGCCAATGGTTCTAATAATAGAATTATAACTGCAACTGGTACAGACGCACAAAACGCAGAAGCTAATTTAACTTTTGATGGTTCTACTTTGACCGTTTCTGGAGCCATAACTACTACGGGTAACATCACTACAGACCACGTTTTACCTACAGCAAATGATACTTTTGATTTAGGTGCTGACGGCAATGTTTGGAGAAACGTTTACACTGGTGACTTACATTTAACTAATGAAGCTAAAAGTGAAGGTAACTCAGTTGATGGCACGAAAGGTAATTGGACTATCCAAGAGGGTGAAGAACATTTATTTATCCTTAACAATAAATCCGGTAAAAAATACAAGTTTAAACTAGAGGAAATTTAAACGCCATGGCTTTTGGGGTAACCGCCTATTCTGGAGCGGCCTTTTCAGCAGAAGATAACAACACCATTGCTTATCCTCAAGGTATTGTCCTTACGGGATCAATAGGCGAAGAATCAAATACTGCTTCTGCTAATGTTACTGTTACAGGTATTCAAGCAACTTTTAGTGCTGGTCAAGTTGTTGCAGGTACCTCTGCATTAATCAGTTTAACTGGTTCTCAATTAACATCATCTATAGGAGAAGAAACTATAAATGTAGGTGTTCCTATTACAGGACAAGAATTATCTATAAGCAATAAAGAGTTCACTCAAGACACATTAACTAGTTTTGGTCAGGCACCTTTCGGAACTTTAAGTCCAAGCACTATTGAAGTACCAATTGTAGATATTGCTACAACAACAGGTGCGGGAACTCTTCCAAGTTTCTTATTACAAACTGCTGCGGGAAATTCATCTATATCTACAGATGTTCAAGTAAGTGCTACAGGATCTCAGTTAACACTTTCTACTAATGATGTATCTTTTGAGATAACTGGTAATGTAGGTGTTACAGGATCTCAAGCAAATATCTCACTAGGAACATACTCTGTTGCTGCTGATGGTAATGTAAGTGTTGTAGTTACTGAACATGATATTACTTCATCAATTGGTTCAGTTACCACATTTATAGATGTTGGTGTGGCAGTTACAGGGCAACAATTGTCAGCTACTGTTGACACAGTTGCAACTACAGGTACTGCTAATGTAGGTATAACAGGACAGCAATTATCTTTAACTTTAGGAAATGAATCTGCCTTTACAGATTTTACTGCTGAGGTTACTGGCTCACAATTAACGATGTCTATGGGGGACGAAACTTCTACAGGAAACGCTAATGTTTCATTAACAGGTATTCAACTAACAAATTCAATTGGAACAGTAGATGCAGTAAGTGTAGCTGAAGTAACAGGTATTCAAATGGCTACATCTATAGGAACAATAACGACATCGGCTAATGCTGATGTAGATGTTACTGGAATACAAGCACAATCCAATGTAGGACAAGTAAATGTAACGGCTTGGGCTGAAATAGATCCTGGGGTGTCTAATGTTTGGACTACGGTTGATCTAGCAGCTTAGAGAGGATATAATAACAACATGTCATCAACATATACTGATCTTGGAATAGAACTAATGGTTACAGGTGCCAACGATGGTACTTGGGGAACTAAAACAAATACAAATTTAGAAAT